GAGCACTGGCCGCATGCTCTGCGGTTTGGCTGCCCAGAACCCCTCGCTCCACAACGTAAATTGTGCCACCCTCTCTTACCTCAGTGATCCGCACCAGTTCTCGCTCCACCTGGAGATACTCGCCTTCTGACCCGGTACCGCCCGCCAGCTCTAGCTCGCTCCCATCCGCGCTCACCGCTCTTGCCAGCCGAAATGCCGTCGGGCTCTCGAGCTCGTCCCAGTAGTGCAAGGTTAGAGTTGCCCCCTGAACTGTGCGCGTGTTCTCCAGGTTCTCGAAGGCAACCCCGACCAACTCAACGATTCCCTCGCCCCTAGCTGCCAGCCCGAAGCTCGGCCGTTCCGGCGGCCCCGTATCGTAAGGCTTCCCGGAGCTGCCCAACCGCCAGCGCGCCAGGGGCGAAAGCTCTGCCGCACATTCCTCTCCCCTCGCATTCGCAGCCCGACCGGACACATGCACCGTCGCGCCCGGCCGGTCCGGTACCACGAACTCCACCGGGCTGCTTCGAGCGGTAGCCCCGTGATGCCACCCGGCCTCCGCCACTACGAAGTAACTGCTGTGATCCGGCATCGCCACCCACCTCGGGCTTACGACGAGCGTGGTCGAATCATTGGCAACCACCGTCCTTTCTTGCCCGGCCCCTTTGCCTCGCGTGATGCGCACCACCATGCCTTGGTAAGCATCCGCCGGCATTCGCGCTTCCGTGTTTCCTATCCGGTCAGCCCCGAAAATATTGGCGGCGTACTCCGGCTGCAACTCAAACCGCCAGTAAAAATTCGCGTGATCGAAGTTTTCGTCCGGCGGCTGAATCGTCGTATACTCCCTACCGCTGTCCGTAAACCGCTCGGTGATTTCCTGGTTCTCTGCGATTCGCCACAGCACGCTCGGTGAAGGCCCCCGGTAAACATGAAAAGCTGCCGTGCCGCGAGAAAACCGGAGACCTTTCAGCGTCACTTGGTTCGTGTCCGTTCCCGCGGGAATGGCTACAGGTACGACAAAGGAAAGAAAACCCTCTGAACCGTCGTCGTCTACACCACTCACCGCGTAATACAGCACTTGACCCCCACGCAGTCTGCCGCCTTCCGGCTGGACTTCAGCCGCCAGACTGACCAGCGGCCGCTCCGCCCGCGATGCCTCAGGTCGCCGCGGCGGAGAGAAACGTATCACAAGGCTAACCTCCGCCCCACCATCCCCACTCTCGCCGTAACGCTCCTCGATCCCAAGCCGCGCCGTCCCGTCACCATCCACCTCGACCCCCCCGAGCGGCCTGGGCAGACGACCGGGCCCGCCGCTCCAATGCCGCCCGCCGCTCTCCCCGCTCCTCATGTTGTCATCCCGATACCACTCGTCGCGATGGATCTGCGCCATAATCTGCGCCCGCCCGTAATTCGTTCCCGGCGCCACCTTCAGCACTCGAAACGGCGTCCGCTGGAAGCCCTCCTTCAGGTACGTCACCGTAATCAGATCCCCAGGGCGGAGGCCGAATCCCTTCACGCTCGTTTCGAACTCGATGTACGTATTACCTTCCACCGACTTGTCCAGGTGAAACTTCACCACCCTCAACGCCTGGTCCAGGTTAGCGACGCCCAACGCCGGCAGCGTCGCGCACACCTCCTGCCCCGCCCGCAACACATCGTCTACATCCACCAGCGACACGCTGTCCTGCTGATATTCGTTGAAGGCGTCCTGGAACTCCACGGTGTACCGATTCGCGGTCTCGGCCGTACTGCGCGACCAAACCCGAACCGTCGGCTCACCGTTGCCCCGACGCAGAATCCCCGAGAATCCGTCTGTCCCGTCCCCGAACTCATAAGCCGGCCATCCCCCGTTCAGCGGTTCGCGACTGTTGCTCCCTTCAGGCTTCTCCGGATGCTCTTGGGCCAACGTGTTCTCGCACCTCAGCTCCAGCCGTCCCTCCATGTTATAAGTCAGATACAACCTTGAGCCAAGGCGTATTCCCCGAATGATTTCTGCCGCGCTCGCTCTCTTCCTCAACACCAAATTGCACTGAAAGCGTGGCGTCTCGACGGCCGTCCCGTACAAGTCCCGCGCAGTAATCTTCTCCTCGCAATAGCGCGCCGTTCGCGCAAAACTGGCAAGATCAATTTGATCCAGAGCCCAGCCGCAGCGCCGTAGAATGTCCAGAATCACCCACGCCGGATTGTTCGTGAAAGCCCTGCCCAAGAATGTCCCGTCATCGGCGTACTGCGCGAGTTTCAGGCCTTGTACCAACGCTCGTATCCGCGGCAGGGACCGACCGTCGCTCAGACGGTTCGGAACCACCACCGACAGATATGCCATACTCCCGTAACAGTCTCCCAGCGCACGTCCTTGGCCATCGGTAAAGTCCAAGTTAAAGGCGCCAGTCCGGTTACCCAGGCTGACGACGTTGTACCAACCCGTCCCCGTCATGTCCGCCCCCGATTGCCCCGCTGGTATCTCTACGTCGTTCACCAGAACTTTGAGTACCCCCTCGATCTCCCCCACTCCTAGCAGCACCTCCATCCGCGTGAGGTTCCCGTCGTTCTTCGCAAACACAATCAGCGGAGACATCCATGCCGTACCATAAATGACGGGTACGAAATCGTTGTAGCGAGCCTCGTTCTCGAGCGCTTCCGAAGTGCGCCATCCCCGCTCCCCATGAGCCCGCACCAACGTGGTCGGCGGAACGAACTCCACCCCGCCGAAACGCCGTGTGGGATTCCCCCGAAGGTCTCGGTCGAACATCCCCCTCTGCTCGCACTCCACCCTCGTCCCGTCGCAGCGCGAAAACGGAACCTCCCCGTCCAGATTGCCCACGCCATTCGGTTGGTCCGCCGAGTAACCGCATCGGAAAAACGGCGAATACTCCCCCCTCGAACCGCCGTCAATCGCTTCTTGTCGCTCCCCAACAGTCCGGGGAAACTTCCAGGGACACCGCCTCTGCACCCGGATATCCGGCAACCATACCCGCGCCAGGCTCAGGCTGTTCGTCGCCGTGAGCCGGAATTGGGTCTCCGTAATCTCTTCCGGAGGACCCACCACTCCCTGGAACACCACCTTGCTCTCGGAAGCCGCCTGCTCGCGTTTCAGGTCGTAAAACAGAAACCGCACACGCAAGCGACTGCCTTTCCACCCGCGGAGCCGCTCAATCTGCGAGAACTTCGAGTCCGTATTGGCCAGAACCAGGCTGACTTTGGCCGTCGCGTCAATCCCCTCCTCAGGCGCCGACCGTATCTCGAAAATCCGATGACCCAGCACGCGAGCTTCATACCGCTCCCCCTCGTACTCCACTTCATGCGTGCTCCACCTCTCTACGTGGCCGTCCGCAAACCGGCACTCGAACAGCAATAGCGGCGTCTCCGTGATCCCTAGTTCTTTTAGCTCCGCTATCGCCCCCATTTCCGCCCTTCCTTCAATTCGCAGCTACGACTCTCACTCGGCATGCAAAACAATCCGGCCCCTCCGCCACCACTTCCAGCACGTCGTCGCCGAATCTGGCCTCACGGTACACCCCTCCCCGCTGCCTCGTGCTCTTGTATTGCGAAGCGCCGGCCTGCGCTTCCACCTGCATGCCGAAAACCTCGACGCTCCCACCCGCATCAACCTCCAGCCCGAACTTGATCAGCTCCTCCCCGCCGCTGAGCTTTACCGGCAAGCTCATCCGTCGCCACCTCCCGGACAGCTTCACCCTTCGCGCCTCCCCCGCCGTCCCGGTCCGGCCGTACAGCGTCACTTCCTCCCCAACCCCTCCCCTCACCCACACGCTGAAACAGTACTGATACCAGCCCGGCGCCGCCAGCGCCTGTTCGATTCCTTGCGTCGTCGCGCCGTCATTCCGCAGCCGGGTCGCAGTTGTGCCGCCGAATGGATCTTCCACCCCTTCAATCAATGCTAAGTAAGGATCCTTGATCCACGCCTCTTCGGCTAAATTCTCGCTCCATACAAATAAATTGTCCCAGGGATCCAGAAATACGAAACTCCCTCTTCGTCCCTCCGTCTCGTGAAACAAACTCTCGAGCTCCGACCATTCGCTCCGGCTCAGTCCCTTCCATTCCAGTACCCACTCCACTTCCCTGATGCCGTTGTCGGCTATCTTCCATTCCCGGCCGTCGGTTTGCTCGCAACGTGCTGTCCTTCGGCGCGTCTTGCGCACTAGGGGAAATTGGCCGCTCGCGCCGCCGGCCAGTTGCGGAAAGTATCGCATCTTACTTCCTGTTCTCCTTCAGCTCCATCTCCGTCCGCTGCCGGCCCTCGCGTTCCGAGACCGTCTGCATCTCTTCCCGCGTCATGCTGCACTCTTCGTACGTTCTGCCCTCCCAAGGGTCTTCAAACGCGAAGCCGCCGTAACCACCTTGCTGGAGCTCGAAGAAATTCACCAGCCGCCTCGCTTCCTCCTCGCTTACCGCGGCGAAATTGAGCCGCCAGTACCTGAGCGGTTTCCCCATCAGCCGGTACCTCTGCTCGCTGCCATCCAGAAAGCGTAAGACTTCCGTCCGGTACCGCACGCACCTTACGCTCGGATACTGGCTGGCGGCGCCGGTCTTCAGCTTCGGAAAAGTCATAACTCGCTCACCACGTCGTTGAGCGCATGCGATTGGAGCATCGCTTCTCGCACTGCCCTGGCGATCTCCCAACTGTGGTCCAGAAATGACCGGCTGTCCATCGCTTGCACCTGCACCGTAATCTCAACCGGCAACGGGCGAGTCCCCGCCCCGCCCCGAACTTCCTGCGGCGACTCCCATCTCGAGCCGCTACCTCTCTCGGGCCGGCTCTCTTCCGCCGTTCCCCTCTCGATCCACCCCTCCACGTGGAGTGAAGGAGGCGGTGCGTACTTCACCAGAACTGGCGCCGGCTTCGGCCCGTCATCCTTGAACAATCCAACCAGTCCCCTGATCCACGGGGACAGCCCCAGGCCGCTGCCGAACAACCTCGCCAGCGTCCCCCCCACGCTGGCTACGCTGCTCTGCGTGCGACCCGCTTGCGCCAGTGTGTTTTGCACAATGGCCGCAGTGTTCTCGCTCGTCGCCTCAGCTTGGTTCTCGCTGGCGGCTCGTACCCGCTCCAGTTGGAAACTCAAACCCCGAACCGCACTCTCGAATCCTTCTGCCGCTGGCGGCCACAATTCCCGACTCACTCCGGAAAGCACCTCTCGTCGCGTGTTCCACCCGCCGGCGGCCACCTGAAACGCCACAATCACGTTGCTGATCTCACGACTCATCGCGCAACCTCGCGACTTCTCTTTCCAGAATCAGAAACGCATGCACTTGCCGCGCCTCCATCTCCTCGAATCTCGCCCCTCCCAGCGTCTTCCACGCCCAGTACGCCTCTACCAACGCCACGCTGTCACCCCGAATCACCGACCGCGGGCACCGGCGCGACGCTACTCCATGGCGCGCCCATACCAGCCGCCCCGCATCCCCTTGCTGTATCCAGGCGCAACCCCGGCTCTCCTCCAAGCCGTTTCTCCTGCATTCCTCGCACTCCCACCCGGCTTGGTCCGACATGGCAAAGTGGAAGGCGAGAATTAGTTTTTTTCCTCTTCCTCGCTCAAGCCAAACTCTGCCTTGATCGCCATCAGTGCCTCCCCGCACAAGGCCTCCGGTCCCTCCTCGATGAGCTTCGCTGGCGTTGCTGGCTCTCCGTCGATCGTCAAGCCATCCACGCCCGCAAGACCCCACCGCAGGTAAATCCGATTCACCTGGCTCGCCAGCAGCCCCGCCTCCAATTTCTCCCGATCATCCCCACCCGCTTGCAGAAACTCTGCCTTCGCCGCTAATTCGCTGACTTGCCTCAGCAGTTCGATTCTCCTCCCGAAGGATACCTTCCGGACCTTCAGACTGACGCCCGGACAGACTTTCGACTCGATCACTCGGAAGCTCTGGTAATCCATGGCGCTCTCCCCTATCCGAACGCGATGTACATCTCGTCATCAACAGTTCCTTGGGCCCGACATCCGCTGAATTTCCATCGCAGCCGGTTTTCGGAATCGTCGAACTCCGGAACTTCAGGCGTCAAGGCCGGAAGCCAAAGGCCGAAAATCTGGCCGGGCAAGGCTCCTAACTGGAACATCACTCCAATCGGCGATCGTTGCCGTGCAGCCTGATAGAGCTCTTTCGTCGCCAGGTTGTCAACCTCATAAAGCTCCAACTCCAGGGTCACTGACCGAACTCCTGGCCATACCCCTTGCAGACCGTCGGACCCGAACTCTCGATCCCGTAACTCCAGGTCGTTCTGCAAAACCACTTCGGCCTCCGTAATCGTCCAGAAGCGCTGGGCCGCCGAACCTAGCCACGCTTGACCCACATTTCCCGGTACCACCGTGTAGTCGAAACTCCCCGGACCCGGCTCTTCCGGGAAGACGGCCAGCCCCCCTTGCCCGCTGACAAAACTCGCGCTGTCGATCACGTCCCGCGCCGCTCCGCTGAACTCGAACTCGTGATAATCTGCGTTCACGCGGATTCTCAACACATCCACGGCGGCGCCGCACAACACCCGCTGCACTGCCGTTGCTGGCGTCCAGTAGTCGTAAATGCTCACGCTGGGCAGTTCCAGCGCCGGCCGGTAACTCACGGTGGTGCCTGCCGGCGTCCCCTCCTGTGGAGCCCGGCTCAGCGGTGCATTCAGAATCACCGACCGCCCGTCCACTACCGCGCTCACGAACCGCAGCTCATCGCCGACCCTTACCGCCTGCCCCGGCTCCAGCCCGTGCGGCTCCCTGAACCGCACCACCGTCTCCGTGCTTCCCGCCGCCAATGGGCCCCCTCGGAAAAATTCCGGCCGCCCGCCCAAGGCAGCCTGGAACAACGGCCCGTAGCCAGGCTCAACGTTCTGCTCCACCCAACCTGTCATGTACGTCCGCAGCAAGAAACTCGTCCGCTTCCTCAGCCCGTTCGGCCATCCCCCGAATGTACGGCTCCCTCTCTTGTCACGCCGATCCCGCTTCTCCCATTGCTGCCGAACACTCAGTCTGACCGCCGGAATGCGCTTAGCAGCCCCCACGCTCGGCACTTCCCCGTATCTTTGCTCGAGCGCAACGTACCAACGGTTCGCACTAGACAAGACGTAACCCGCCATTTCTTCGCTCCCTCGCGCTCACGCGCCTCTCACCATCACTCCGCACTCGCGTCCAACTCAAATCTGATCTTCGCCCCTTGTAAGAAGTTCTTGCCGCCTTGCTTGACTGCGCCAAACTCCACCTTGTAGCCCCCCGTATAGTACAGACCTGGCCCCCACACACCCCGACTCCGCTCCAGAAGGTTGGTCACCGCCTCCACATAGCCCAGAAGCTGGTCCGTGACTTTTTCCAGATGGTCATGCGTGACTCTTATCTCCGCGGCCATATAAACTTTGCCGGAAAAGGTACGAAATTTTTCTTTGATCTGATTCGCCAGCCCCTCGCAATAGATATAAACCCGAGGATATTTGATGCTCGTTGTTTTCTCGGCCAGCTCGTGGCTGACACTCTGCGCGCATACCTGCTCCACACCCAGCCAGGGCAATTCCATGCCATACCTCGCCGCGATCCGGGACACTTCCTCAGCCAGCCTCTCCTCGCCGGTTAGCAGCTCGACCGCTCGCCTCGTCGCCTGGCTTCCTAACGCCGCCATCGTCCGACTCCCTCGCCTCTAACCTCGTAACAGTAGTCCCGGCGCGTCCAGCCCGTGGCCTCCGCCCCTGGATGACATGCCGCCGCGTCTCAGGTAGTAGTCAGGGCTCTGGCCCACCCCAGGCGGCAGCCCCTCGGCGAGATCCCCGGCCGGCTGTCGCCAGCTCTCTCCAACCCGCAGCGGTTGGACGTTTTGCCTGCCGCACTTGTCCGCCGCATAGCCTACGTACACGTTCCAGCCCACGGCTACCTCCGGTGCCCCCCTTGCCGTCACCAGTAAGCCCTGGTTCTCCGATGCACTGACCATAGACGCCTCGCTGGCCGCTCCTTCCGATCCGGAACTGCTTATCCATGCGATTCGAACCCAGTACGTTGCAGCCGACGCCCTCAACTCCACCAGTTCCACCGCCGGCATGCTCGCCTTTTCCACCGGACGCTCTACGATGCCTACCCCCGTATCCAGTAGTGCCTCCCACGCCCATGCCGCCTGTCTCTCCCACTCCTTTGCCCGCTCCCGATATCTGTCGTTTCGTTGCCGGTGCGCCGCATCGGAGTAAGCCAGCGCCAGAGACCGAAAAGCATGACATTTCTCCAGAGGCGCCGTCACTGAAATGTTCCGCAGTCCCAGATCTCCCTTGCCCGCCACGACCAGAAAGCGAGTCAGCTCGATCCCGAGCTCTTCCCAGGCCAGCTTCAGCTTCACCCCCAGATCCACCCCCTCCTGTCGCGCCATTTCCAGCACCGTCGAATCGTAAGCCAGCAAGCCCTCCAGATCGGTCGCTGCCCCGTCCGTGAAAAGTGCCATCCCCGCTCTCTCCTCAACCCTGCCCTTTCTCCAGCATCCCGCGCAACGCTTTCAGTTCGGCCTCCGGAATGACCGTCACTTGAATCCGATTCGCCGCAGCCGCTTGCTCCGCACGCCGCCTGGCCTCCGTCAGCTGCCGCCGGTACTCCGCTGCCTCTTCTTCCGTTGCCAGCCGCGCCTTCCCCTCCACGATCATTCGCGCCGCCACCGGCCTCGGCACCTCGTTTCGCACTCCCGCCTTCCCTCCGTCCGGCGTCTCCTGACTTACGACCACCGGATACTCCTCCGCCAGGCTCGCCTCGATTTCCCTCAGCTTTCGGTAATACGCCCTGAGATCCATTTCTGCCTCCTCGCCCGCGGGTGCGGGTCGGAAGCGCACGCTCCCGACCCACCCGCGCGCCATTAACTCAACACCTGCACCCCAAAGTTGTTTCGCAGCACCGCCACGCCGTACAGCACGTCCACCGTGAATTGCTGCGCCAGCGTATTCGGCTGATAGCTCATGATGATGCGCATCCCGAAGTTACCCAGCTCGGCATACTCCGCAATCGCGCCCGTTCCCGGCAGCGGCTGCGGTAGCCGCCTCATCACCAGCGCAAACGCGTTCCGCGCGAACGCAATGTTGTGCGTCGTCACCGGAGAGCTGCCCGTCTTGGCCACAAACTGCGAACGGAACACATAGAAGTCTTTGATCTTCCCCACCGTCCCGTCCACCAGCGCTCGCAGCCCCGCCTCGCCGGCCGTTTGGTATTCGCTGAATCGCGGAATCTGCCGCAACTGCGAGTAAGTCGCTGCATCCACCACCAGATACTTCGGCTCGCTCGCAGGTACCCGCGCCTGGAACAGCGCCGTCTCCGCTGCATCTACCACCGCTTCCGTGATCGGCGTCCCCGGCGTGCCCACCGGCGTGTTGGCCGTCAACTGCCCGTACAGATTCAGCAGGTCGGTCTCGATCTTCTCGGCTAGCGCAGCCATGGCCGGCTGCATGTAAAGCTTGAGCAGATCGGGAACCGCCAGCACCTTCGTCACGTCCGGCACCAGGAATGTCGCCTCGGCATGCGTGTTCAGCACGATCTGTGCGTTCCCCAGGCTCGGATTCTGCGGCTGCACGCTCCCGCCCTCCGCCAGGTTGTTCGCTACTAGCGTCGGCGGGATCGGTACGTTCACCGTATCCCCGGCCTGAGCTAACGTCGGCTCGAAATCGCGATTGACCAGGTTACCCATGACAAGGTTCCCTATCAGCGCAGGCAGCGCATCCACCGCCACCAGCTTGACAATCGCATTGGCTACGTTTTGTGATGTAATCGCAGGCATTCTTACCTCTTCGCTCCTTTTCTGCGGCGGCCTCCCCGGGCGCCGCGTCTAACCCCTCCGTGCGCCTTCTGCCCCCTTCACCGGCTGCCCAGCAGCTGGGAGGCGATCCGAACGATCTCTTCCCGTGCCCGTTCCGCTTCTTCCCGGCTCATGCCCGGCCGGATTTTCTCCAGCTCTACCGATCCTCCCCCTATCGCCGCGTTCCTCGGCAATTCCGCCGTGCCCGAGCCCCCTCCGATTCGCGCCGGCAGAAACTCAGGATTCTCCTGCACAAACCGCGTCAGATACTCCCGCAGACTCATCTCACCTTGCTCCCCGCGCCCCACCAGCCGGCCGTCTTCGCTCCGGTAAATGTCCTCCTTCACCGCACGGAACGCCAGATCCACCTTCGTCACACCCAGCCTCTGCAACTCCGCACGGATCGTCGCACTCTTCTCCGCCTCCTCCCTCAATTGCCGCTGCCGCCGGTTCTCCTCCACCAGTTCGTTCAAACGCCGCTCCAGCTCCTCCCGCTTCTTCCTCTCTTCCAACAGCTCTGCCCGGTATGCCGGCTCGGCGCTCTCCTTTTGCAACCGCATGAATTCCTCGATCACCTCACGCACCACGGCGCGCCTCTCCTCCCCCTCAACCATTCCCTTGGTTTCCTCTTTCTCCTCTGTCATCCTTTGACCTCCTCCCTACAACTACCCTCGTCAATTCCTCTCGATCGCCTCTTCGATTTCCCGTGCGATCCGTTCCTTGACCTCCTGCCGCGCATCGCACAGATACTTGAACGCAAGCCGCCTCAGTACCTCCTTTCTCAATGTCTTCGAGCCAATCCCCAGCGCAAGCAGCCGCTCCGCATCCTCCAGTTCCGCTCCGAAATCCCCGATGTCGAATTCATCCAGCCCGGAGACCCCCACCCGCAGCCCGTCCTTCCTCGCGGCCGCAATCGCGTTCAGGACCCTCTTCATCGTGTCTTTCACCCCGTCTCCGTAGGCTCGGAGCACTTCCTGGGTGATGCTGAAGTCGCGTTGCTTGCTCAAACCCGATTGCGGAACATTACCCGCCAGCCCGCCGCCCGCCTGCGTCATCAGATAACATACCCGGTAAATCTCATCCTTCAGCCGCCCCAAATTTTCCATCGCGATCTGATAAACCTTCCCCTCAGGCTCCGTCCACCCGAACCGGTCCTCCGGCCCCAACTGGATGTAGTAGGACTCTCCTACCACCTGCCGGAAATCTCGTTCCGAGTAAACCACGGGCATCGCGAACAGTCCCATGGTCAGCGCCCACGAAAGCGCATTCGATTTGTTGAAGTGCTCCAACTGAAGCAACGCTGCCTTGTTCATCAACCACAGCCCCTCGCTGATCTTCATTTCGAAGAGCGGCACCTGCCTCAGCGAGCACAGCCCGTGCTTGCCCCGAGCCACCACCTCGGGCCGCTCGGCCGCGCCTCGTGTCCCTGCCGCGCGCTGAATCTCGTAATTCTCCTTGTCGTAGTAAATCCATCGCGTCTCGTTCAACCACTCTCCCGCCCCGGGCTCGCCCTGTCTCAAGTAACTCGTCCGTAAAACCACCCACTCATAATTGCCCTCCG